AAAGCATTGGCGAAATTCCTCGACGAGAGAATCGCCACAATGGAAAAGGCAGCCAACGCCTTGACTGACGCAACTGCCAAGCAGTCTGCAACAGAAAGTCTTAACCAGCTTAAAGCACTCCGCAAGGAACTCAACGACCTCGGCGAAGACGACCCCGACAGCATCGACAAGCTCCGTCAAGACGTGACCGCCGCGCTTGAACGCATTGACAAGCGTATGAACGAGTTCGCTCAGCAGATTGAAGCGTTGCAGGAGCGTGTAGGAAGTGGCGACGACAACCCCGACGGAGAAGATGCAGCCAACAAACTCAACGGCAAGAAAACGCAGAACTATCTGTCGAGCCAAGAAGCAACCCATGACTTTTTGCAAGCCATGAGAACCAGCAAAAACGCTGTCGAGTTCGGCAAGAATTGGAACGCACGCCTTTCGGAAAACGGCATCACTATCGCTGAGGGTAGCGAAGACGCTTTCCTGCCCGATGCAGTTAAGGGCGCTATACAGGACGCATGGGAGAAACCAGGCAACTGGCTGAATCGTCTGAACAACACCAACGCCAAAGCCTTCACGGTACGTCTGAACACCAGCGACCAGAGCGCCGAAACCAGCCGTGCAAAGGGTCACAAGCGCGGCGAGACGAAAGTCAACGAATCGCTGACTTTCGCTGCTAAGAAAATCACTCCTCAGATGATTTACAAACGCATCGACCTTGACAACATGACCATCTTCGAGGACGACGGCAGCCTGCTTACCTACATCAGCACAGAGCTGGTTAACCAGTGGCTCATTGAGGTCCAGCGTGCTATCCTTGTCGGCGACGGTCGCCAAGCCAACGACAACAACAAGATTAACAGCATCGAGGCTGTCGTTGACGCTGACGCTGTATATCAGACCACTTTCACACACAGCGCAGACGCTCAGTTCATCGACGAGCTGGTGCAGATGGTTAACAGCATTCAGAACGACGAGGGCGGAGCAATTACCGTCTTCATGTCACAGACTTCGCTGTCTGAACTGCGTCGTTTCGTGTTCGGCGACGGCTCGAGCGCTCAGTACGTCCGCAAGGAGGACATGGCTGCACAGCTCGGCGTGTCCGAAATTATCACGACCTCACTGCTCGGTAGCGACGTAAAGGCTATTGCCATGCGTCTTGACAAGTATGTCACCGTGGGTCGCATGAATCCTGCTTTCGTCGAGTGGGAAGACTACGATACCAATACTCGCAACTACCGCGTCGAGAACCCGTTCGGCGGTGCGCTCGGTGCTCCCAAGTCCGCAGCAGTGCTTGCGGTCGAATAAAAAAGCGTCGGAATGTAGGGGGCGGCATTGTCCGCTCCCTTAATTAAAAAGTCCGCTTAGTATAATAACATTAAAATTAATACATTATGATTTGTGAACATCTAATTGCAGCCGACGTTGCGGCAAGTTGCGCAACTCCGATCCGTGCAGGCGTCGAACAAATCGGCTACATTATCAATAAGTCCGACATTGAAAGCATCGTCGAAGAAGACGGCATCGTGACTTCTATCGCCTTGAAGACCGGCAAGCGTGCTTATCAGATTCAGCAACTCGGACAGCAGCCTTTCAATGGCACGAACAACGAGTTCGTCGAGGGCGATTATATGAATACATTCAACAAGACGGTCGCTTTCGTCGTGCTGGGCAATTCGCCGAGTGTGTCGAAAGACATCATCGAGCCGCTTGCTAATGGCGAGTTCGTCGTTGTCTTCGAAAACAAATACAAGGTTGATACCTTGCAGAACGCTTTCGAGATTGTAGGAACGGAGGTCGGCGCACGTATGACTTCTGCAAGTCAGAACAAATACGAGAATCAGTCTGCATGGACGGTCGAGCTTCTTGAGTCCGAAGTTCCGACTGCTAATAAGTTCGTCTGGAACGAGACCTACGCCAAGACAAAGGAGATGCTTGAAGGCTTGCTCACGCCAGCAGCATAGTCGAATCCTGCGGTTAATTAACGATATTTTATTTGTTTCATTATTGGGAGCGGGGTATAGTTCCCGCTCCTTTTTTAAAAAATGCAAACCATGACACAGAACGAAATCAAAACATTAATCATAGCAATGCTGCTACGCTTCGACGCGCTGACCGATGCAGACAAAGAAAGCATAAAGACCATGTGCAAGGACGCAGGCATTAAGGCATCGTTCAATAAGCGCTGCAAGGACTGTTTCAAGGATGCGCTTTTGCTCCTTAAGCAGCATTACGGCATTACAATGCCGGACAGCGATATCGTGACCCCGAGCGGCAACTTCATCTTCCACCGCGGCAACAAGAAGGTCGTTTGGTGGTGGAGACATCATTACTACGAGCTGAGCGCACAGACCGACGACGCAACCATCGAGAAGTACATGGCTGTACACCCGTTGCAGACACATTACAGCCGTGTCGAGCCTGAGCCGACCGACACAACGACCGAGGAAACCCCGACAGAGGGCGGAAACGGTACGGAGAGCGGCGAAAACGCTGACGGCGGTACAACAGAGCAGCCGACAGACAAAAACCCCTCTACGGGCGAAAACGGAGAAAATAACGAGGGCGTGAACGGCGAGAGCGACAACGACGGAAAGGAGCAGACCAATGAGACGAACGAATAACGGCATCCTCATCCCCGATGTGCCAATTATGGCAGGCGGCAACTTGCCGAATGTTGTGAAAGGTGTATCGGTGGGGGGGGATGATATGTTAGTCGATATGGGGCTACCCAGCGGAACTAAGTGGGCGCAAAATAATATCGACGCTCAGAATAATGGCTTTGCAGCATCTCCGTTCTCGTTAAGACAGAGCTATTTTTCGTGGGGAAATGTGCAGCCACACAATAACGACAATGACGATAATGTCGACTACGACTTTACGTCTGCAACTTATCAATCTACTGAGGGTTCTTCACTCACTCAGAATATTCCGCCAACGTCGGAATACGACGCAGCACGCGCTATTCTTGGGGGGAAATGGCGATTGCCGACAGAAGCAGAAGCGCGTGAACTCTTCCAAAATATAGACTATATAGACGCTAATGGCAATATTATTCCTGACGACCTCGATGATAAGCGTGTAATCGTTAACGGCGTTAAAGGCTTATTTATCAGAAGTAGAATCAACGGGAATACGTTGTTTTTTGCGTGCGCTGGAAGAGCGCAAGGCAGGAAAGTGAATTATAATGGCGAATATGGTTACTATATGACCTCCCAATATATAGGTAACCAATTTTATATAATTATAAATATCGGGAGTGGTCCAGGCTTTCGCTTTTATACTGCACAACGACACGAAGGATTTTGCATAAAACCAGTATTCAATGATAACACAGATTAGTGCTATTCTTAATAGCTATGTAGCCAGCGGCGACCTTGCAGCCGTGGTGTACAATTCCCCGACAAAGGCAAATGTCGAGCTTGACACCACGGCGCACCCCGTCGCCGTATTGTACATTTTCCGAGACGGAAATATTGACCTCACTAACGGCATGTGGAACGAGGTCGCTGAAGTCAACGTGTTATTTCTTACACACCAGCCCGAACTCGATTTTGACGCGTTGCAGAACGATGCGTTGCTTGACAGCATGGCAGACGTGGCAAAGCGTTTCGTGGGCGACCTCATTGCAAGCGGAACGGGCGAGATTGTAGATAATAACATAACCGTGCGCGGTCTGTATGACTTCGACGATAAGAACACAACGGGCGTGTCGTTGCAGTTCCGTTTCCGCTCGAATCCTCAATGCTTGTAAACGATGAAAATAACGTCAGATACTAAGGTTGCTGAGGTGCTGCCACTGCTCAACGAAGAGCGCTTTAATCAGATAGTGGACGCTGTCGAGCCGTACATTCTGCCCAAGCCGCTAACGGCAATGACGTGCGCCGAGTTCATCGAAGCGTTGGACGAAAAGTATGCCATGCGATTCTTTGAGCGTTCCGAACGTGTCGTTGTGGCTTTCGGACGGTACAAGGAGTTTCTAAAGCAGATGCAGGACATAACGACCTATCTGAAGCAGTACGAAGTCGAGCAGGACGCGGACGAGAAAGCAGCAGCGCAGGGCGTTAAGTTCCCGTCAATGCAGGAACGTATACTGCTTGACTGCATACGCTTCTATCATCTGCATTCTCCCGACGAAGCCGAGCGGCTACCAATAGCGGCATGGCTGTTGTGTGTCAAGAGCGAGGGAACAGCCGCACAGTATCAGCGTAAACTTTCGAAAATCCGACAAAGCAAAACACAGCATGGAAAACGTTAAGACCGACATAGACGAAGCGATGTACGCAGCTTTGGAGCGAATCCGACTGAAAATCGTTGCTAATATCAACGACAAAGGTCTACATGCAAGCGGCAAGACTGAGCGTTCGATGTTCATTGAGCGCGACGAGTACGGCATGCGGCTTGTCGGTCGCCCTTACTTTCAGTCGCTGGAGTTAGGGCGACCTGCTGGACGTGTTCCGCACAATTTCCATGCCATTATTCGGCAATGGATAATAGACAAGGGGCTTTCGGTCCGCATGATACCATACAAGCGTCAGCCGTCAGAGCGTTGGCAGCCAAAATACAGCGTCGAGGAACGCTCGTTGCGTATCATGGCAGGGGCTATCGCTCACACCATAGCGACGCGCGGAACGCAGTTATACCGACAAGGCGGACGCATGGATATTTATTCGCCCGTCATTGCCGAGGAGGTCGAGCAGCTGAGCCGTCAGTATACCGACATTATCGCCAAGTCAATTTCGCGCATTCTGAACGCAAAATAAAACGCGAATGGTATAACAGAGCAGACAAACCGAGAAAACGCGCCTACGGGCGAAAAAACGAGCAAAAATAAACTATCATGGGACAACAAATAAACACTGTAATTGTAGACTTGCAAGTAGGCAACCGAGAAGCGGTGGCGGCTATCGAGCAGGCAACAGAACGGCTCGCAGAACTGAAGCAGGAAGAAGCAGAACTTAACAAAGAACGCGAGAAGGGATTAGTTACCGAAGAATCATATCTTAAGCAACTGACAGCGATACGCGAGGAGACCGAACGCACCAAAGACAGCAAGCAACAATATTCCAAAGCCCTACGAGAGAATGTAAAGCAAGAAAAAATCTATGCCGACAGCCTTAACGGTCTGCGTACGCAGCTCAAGTCGCTCATTCAAGAGTACGACAACATGACCAAAGCTGAGCGCGAGGGGGCAAAAGGTAGGGAACTTGTCGCACATATCCAGCAAGTCACGGACGAGCTGTCGAAAGCTGAGCAGGAAACGGGGCGTTTCCAGCGCAATGTCGGCAATTATGGCAGCGCGCTGAATAACTTGACGGGAAAACTCAACGAATGGGCTGTCGAGCTGAACAATGTGCAGCGCAACGGCGGACAAATGAATATGACGTTCGGACTTCTGAAGAAGAATGCCGACACGTTCGGTTCAACCCTCAAATTGCTCGCTAAAAATCCGTTTTTTGTCATTTTGCGTGTAGTTATCGGCTTGTTTACGTTGTTGCGGACGCAGGTGCAAAAGAACGACGACGCAATGACGGCATTGCAGAGCGCAACGGCGGCATTGAAACCTGTAATGGACGCACTTCGTGCAGCAATGGAGGGCGTTGTAAAGGTCGTTACGGCAATAGCCAACGGATTCACGGCGGCTGTCGGTGCGATAGGTCGCTGGTTAGGCATCAGCAGAGAGAGCGCACAAGCCAACCAAGACCTTGTGAAATCTATGGATGCATTGGAAGACAAGGAGCGTCAATACACCGTTGGCAGTGCCAAGCGTAACAGCGAGATAAGCGAATTGAGGGCGAAAGCGTCAGAGCGTGACAAATACACTACGCAAGAGCGTCTGGGATTCATCGACGAAGCTATGAAGCTGGAAAAACAAGACCTTGAAGCGCGCCGACAGATAGCACGCGAGAAGTTGAGATTGGCACAGCTGGAAGCCAAGCAGCAAGGAGACACCAGCGACGAGACCAAGAATCGACTTGCAGAACTGGAAGCAGCTATGTATCAAGCCGAGCAAGCCTATAATGACGGCATGCGGACACTGCAAAGGCAGCGTCAGACGTTTGCACGCGAGGAAGCAGCAGCAGCACAAGCGGAGCGAAAAGAACGTCAGCAGAGGGCAAAAGAAGCGGCAGCAGCGCGGCTTGAACTGCTGAAAAAAGAGCAGGAAGCACGGCGTGCTGTCGAAGATGCGACTGTCGCCATGATGCAGGAGGGAGAAGAGAAAGAGGTCGCCATTAAGAAACTTGCTTACGAGCGGCAGCGTGATGCTTTGCAGGAGCGTCTGAACACCGAAAAGAACATGACAGCCAAAACGCGTGAAGCGTTGAATCAGCAGCTGGTACTGCTGCAAGCGCAATACGAGTTAGATATAACCAAGATACACACCGACGCGGAGCGCAAACGCGCCGAGATACGCGAGCAGATAGCGCAAAAAGCGTTCGAGAACGAACAGCGAATCGAGGAAATTGGACTACAAGCAGCAACGCAGGAAATGCAGAACGAGCTGACCAAGCGTCTGCGAGCTGTCGAGGGTAACGCTTTGGAAACGGCTCGCATTATCGAGCAGGAAGCACAACGGGAAGTGGCGATCAACAAAGCTAAAGCGGTCTCCATACAAGCCAGCAACTACGCCACGACCGAGGAATACCGCAAGGCACTTGCAGACGCAGAAGCTCAGTTGCTCGAATCGGAGCAGAAAGCGGCTGACGCTGCTGCTAATGTGGCGCAGGTAATGGCAGACACCAAGAAAGCGACATTCGACGCTGTTACGGGCATTGCTGACGCTTTCGGCAACGTCGCAGGCAATATGCAGAATCTCTTCGAGACGTTAGCGGAAGAGGACAGCCGTTATGCCGACTACGCCAACGCAATGGCGTATCTCCAAATCTTAGTATCGACAGCCGTTTCTATCGCCAATGCCATACAAGGGGCAACAGCAGCAGCGGCGGCTACGGGCGTGGCTGCTCCGTTCACGCTGCCCGCTTTTATCGCTCAGATGGTTGGCATTGTCACCGGAGCAATAGCCGAAACGTCGGCATTAATCGTGAAATCGAAACAAAAACCGAAGTATGCCGACGGTGGTGTTGTTCATGGTGCTGGCACGGGAACGAGTGACAGCATAACGGCTCGTGTCTCCAACGGCGAAAGCATTCTGACCGCAAAAGCCACGGCAATGTTCTACGACCAACTTTCGGCGATGAATGTCGCTGGAGGTGGAAAGCCATTCGACAGACGCGGCGGTGCGGCTTTCGCCCGTGGAGGTGTGGTTTCTACATCGACAATCAGCGGAGGGCGACAGATGGATGACATGGCAGACGCATTGCGGGCAGCCGTGGCAGACATGCACCCCGTTGTAAGTGTCAGAGAGATAACAAGTTTGCAAAATCACGTAATCGTTAAAGAAAATATCGCAAAACAATGAGAACCTACACAGACAGCAACTTTACTATTGAGTACCCCGATGAGGTGGTGCGAGTAGACGACCTCAATTATTGCCGACTGCGTTATACCGGACTGGGTCGAGGTGTAACAGTGACTTTCAGCGTCAACGTCGGAGGACGTACCTTGCAGTACACGACAGACAAGTCGGTTGCAGTGATAATCGACATCTCCAACGCGCTGAAGCTTTCGAGTTATGGCAATGTAGCTCTCTCGTTCGAGGGAACGGCTGTTGGTAGTGGCACATCGTACAGCGTCACGACATCGGCAAGCATCGTACT